ATGGTACATTAAAACTATCAGAACAAGGAATGTTAAAATTAAACTTTTATTCAAAAGAAGTAAATAGTGAATACTTTATTGCGAGAAATGAGTAATCACATATGTATAATAGAACATAAGATTGCAGCTAGGGCGCGTTGTTATGTTTAAATTAAATTAACCGAGAGCTACGGCCTCACAAAACTAAATGATATGAGTACATTATTCAATGAACGTACACCGTTCGACTTACTATTCCGTAACCTATTCAAGGCAGACGGATCTTTTCAACCAACAACGTTTGATAACAAACAACCTCACCCATTAGATATTTTTTATGACGAAGAAGGGCTTCACTTTGAGATTGCCTGCACTGGTCTAACTAAAAAGGATATTCAACTAGAAATTGATGGAGATCTTTTAAAAATTATCTATGATAAACCAAAAGAAGAAGAAGATTATTCTGGTTATATCTATAAAGGATTAGCTAAACGATCTTTTAACTTAGGTTATAAAGTAGCAGCTAAATTTGAACTTGAAAGTTTAACAGCAGAAATGAAGGATGGCTTACTTCATATTTTTATTCCAATTGCCGAATCTAAAAAGCCAAAAACTATTAAAATTAAATAGAAGTTATTAAAAAAAAGCGTGTCCTAGCGCATTTTATTTCGTATATTCACGGATAAATAAAATAAAACAAGTTATATGTCTGTAAAAAGAAAATCGATTCAAACTATTACTGACCCATTATTAGAACCTTATTTCATTACAAAAGATGAATACAGTTATACTGTAAAAGAAATGGTTACTTCTGATGCAAGTCATTTTAGATCTAAAGGTAAAAGTAAAACTTACGAGAAATCTTTATATTATTATCCTGAATTTGAACAAGCAGTTAATAAAATTGCTGATTTAAAAACTACAAAGGAAGATTTTGATAGTTTAAATGAATATTTAGAAAATTATAAATTAATTAAAAACCAAATTAAAAATTATACTGATGGAATTAGAAGCGCTATTTAACGCAGTTATTGTAAAACCAATTGAGGCAGAAGAAAGTACTTATGGCTCAATTATTGTACCAGATTTAGGTAAAGAAAAAAATGAAACAGGTGAAATTGTGTCTATAGGTCCTGGACAATCAACGCATATGGGAAATTTTATTCCTACCACTCTTAAAGTAGGAGATGTTGTTGTTTTGCCTACAATGGGATTTACAAAATTACCTTATAATGGGGATGAATATTATGTAGGACCCGAAAATCAAATCTTAGCTAAAATTAACGTCCCTGTAGAGGATGTATTAGCACAAACAGAAGTTACAACAGAAGAAATTAATCACTTAACAGATTTATCAAATGAGTAAACAAGTTACATTAGGAACAACTGCTAGAGAAAATCTAGTAAAAGGTATAGATACACTAGCAGATGCAGTGGTATCAACATTGGGACCAAATGGTAGAAATGTAGTAATTGCAAATAATGGAATTCCACAATCAACAAAAGATGGAGTTACTGTAGCAAAATCAATTACATTATCAGACCCAGAACAAGAATTAGGAGTACAATTAGTAAAACAAGCAGCAATTCAAACAGCTGAAAAAGCAGGAGATGGTACAACAACTTCTACTTTATTAGCTCGTGAAATGGTTAAAGCAGGATTAAATGCTTTAAATAATAATGAAAATGCTGTTCAAATTAAAAGAGATATTGACTTAACTGTAAAAGAAGTAGTTAATAATCTAAAGAAAACATCAGAAGAAATTTCAGGAGAAGAGCAATTAGAACAAATTGCATCAATTTCAGCTAATAATGATCCTGAAACTGGGAAGTTAATTGCTACAGCAATTGAAAAAGTAGGAATGGAAGGGGTTGTTCATATTGAAGAATCTCGTACTGGCGAAACTTATTTAGAAACTGTTGAAGGGTTACAGTTTGATAGAGGTTTTAAATCACCTTATTTTGTTACAGACAATAATTCAATGTCAGCTACGTTAGACAACCCCCTTATCCTAATTGCCGATCATAAATTAACCCAAGTAAAAGAGTTATTACCTATTTTAGAAGCAGTAGGAGCTCAAGCAAGATCTTTACTTATTATTGCTGAAGATATTGATAATGAAGCTTTAGCAACTTTAATTGTTAATAAAATGAGAGGTACCTTAAGTGTATGTGCTGTTAAAGCACCTGACTTTGGGGATAGACGTAAATTAGCTTTAGAAGATATTGCTATCACAACTGGTGGTATAGTATTTGATAAGCAAAAAGGAATGAAATTAGATAAATTTAGTTGGGAATGGTTTGGTGAAGCAAGAACTGTAACAGTAGAAAAAGAACAAACAACAATTGTAGATGGAAAAGGAGGAATTGAACAAATTGAAGCACGTATTGAAGAGCTACAACAACAAATCGACAAAGCAACAACGCCGTTTGAGACAGAAAAGTTGCAAGAAAGGTTGGCGAAATTCGTCGGAGGAGTAGCTATTATTCATGTAGGTGGAAATACTGAAACCGAAATGAAAGAGAAGAAAGATAGAGTTGATGATGCATTACACGCAACTAAAGCTGCTATTGAAGAAGGAATAGTACCTGGAGGAGGAACAGCATTATTGTATGCTTCATCTGGTCTAGAAGCTAAAACAACAGGTGCTCAAATTGTAAAAGCTGCTTGTTCAAAACCCTTTAGTCAAATTCTAGTTAATGCAGGTTGGGATGAAGTTGATGGAAGAATAATGGCCGATAATTTAGTTAATTCAGGTGATGATGTTTGGACTGGGTTTAATATTAAAACTGGAAAGAAAGCTAATATGAAAGAAGCTGGAATAATTGATCCAACTAAAGTAGCTAGAACAGCACTACAAAACGCTGCATCAGTAGCGGGTACTGTATTACTTACAGAATGTACTGTAGTAGATGAACCGAGTGAAGAATCAAAACAACCACAAATAGACCCATCAATGATGGGGATGATGTAAAAATAGTTCGTATATTATGGCTACACAAATTGAAGAAAAAAATATCCTAATCGCTCGGAGAGTTCCTCCGGGCGATAAATGGAGATTAGTTGCAAATGAACCTGATGGTCCTATACATAAATCATTAACTGATACCTTGGAAGCATATATGGTTAAAACAGGATTTAAAGGTAGTTATAGATTAGAACCATTAAAAAGTAATTTATATGCAATTGATTCTAAAGAAACAGAAGTAATACCAGAACCAGAAAAGAAATATTCAATATATGGCGAATTCGGACAATAGTTTATTAGTAGAAAAATATAGACCTAAAACATTAAATAATTATGTTGGTAATGAAAACATAAAAAAGTCTATATCTGCCTATTTAAACCAAAATGATATACAAAATTTTATATTTTATGGTCCTGCAGGAACTGGTAAAACAACATTAGCAAAGATTATTGTCAATAGTCTGGATTGTGATCATTTATATATTAATGCATCAGATGAACGTGGTATTGAAACTATTAGAGATAAAGTTTCTAGTTTTGCATCCGTTGCTTCATTTAAACCCCTTAAGGTTGTTATTTTAGACGAAGCTGATTTTCTTACTATCCAAGCACAAGCTTCACTTCGTAATATCATCGAAACTTTCTCGCGTACGACAAGATTTATTATGACTTGTAATTTTGTAGAGCGTATTATTGATCCTCTACAATCTAGATGTCAAGTACTTAAAATTGTACCTCCAACTAAAAAGGATGTTGCTAAACATTTAAATTGGATTTGCAATGAAGAGTCTATTACACATGAAATAAATGATCTAGTACCTCTAGTTAATCAATATTATCCCGATTTACGTAAGTGTATTAATACAATACAGTTATCTACACAAGATAACACATTAAAATTAGACCAATCAGTATTGGTATCATCTAATTATATAGATAAAGTTATTACAGCATTATCAAATAAATCCAAATTTAATGATATACGCCAAATTATAGCAGATGCTAATGTAGATGACTTTGATGAGTTATTTAAAGCACTATATGAAAGAGCATCTGAATATTTACCTGGTAAAGAAGGTACAGTTGCTATTTTAATAAATGAACACCAATATAAAGCAAATTTCCGAATCGACAAGGAAATAAATACAATGTCGTTAATTCAAAACTTAATAAATAATAAATAATTAAATTATGCAACAAGCACCACAACAAGGACCTCCGATTGATCTAAAAAATACTACGGAAGTTAAAAACTCTAATGGAGGAATCATTTTTAAACAAGGATTTGTACTACGTACAGTTTCTAAATTTATTACTGGAACTGATGAAGATGCACTTCTTCCAATTCCTGTATTTTATGATCCAGACACATACAAAATTCTAAAAAGTTCAGTTCCTGTAGATCTAAGAGAAGAATACAAAGATCAGCTTATTTAATGAAAAATATTTTTGATTGGTTAAAAGCAATTAATACTACCAAACCCCCAGTTGAATCTTTTACAGATAAAGATTGGGAGGTTTGGAATAGTTATATGATACATAGATTTTTATCTATGAATCCAGATTTCATAGATATTGTAAATGAGGTACAAAGTATAAATCCTCAAAACAAAAAACAAATTTATACTATTTATAGGGAATTTATTCCTGTAAATAATAAATGGAATAAATATATTAAATCCAATATCAAACAACATAAAACTGAGTTATTAACACATTTATCTAATTATTGGGAATGTTCGCAAAATGAAGTTAAAGAATATTTAAATTTTTTGGAAGATGATGTTATTTTACGTATATTGGAGCGTATAGGTTTAGATAAAAAAGAAATAAATAAATTATTATGAATATAGAAGTATACAATTTTTTAAAAAAAGAAGCTGAAGCTGATAAAGCAAAAGCATTAGCAAGTGTAAAATTACTAACTGGGCA